CATCACTCTTGGTGCGCTGGGTTTTGTTGCCATGATTGTTTACCTCCTTACATTGAGAGCGAAAGCTTCAAATCTTCCATAGCATCTTGGAACTGAACACCGCCGGATACGAATACCATCGCTCCTGTGTTTGCGTTCTTCAACTGTTCCTCGCTATATTCCGATGTGTCGATGCCTTGCTCTTTGAGATATGCTTCCTGACCGTCAATGTCAACGGCTACGCTGTTTTCGTACTGGTCGAAAAGAACGCCCTCTTTTTGAAGGTCTTTGAAGTATGCGTTGATGGCTGCACAGAATGCTACCTTGTTGTCGTAGCTGTTGGAAACTTTGCCGACATAGTTGTCTGCGAAGGTTGTTCTGATGTCGTCCTGAAGAAGATCCACACCTTCGATGATTTTGATTTTCTTCATGTCCTCGATTTCGCCATCTTCGATTGTGGTCTTGGAGTTTACCGCTCTGCCGATTTTGATTTTCTCGCCATCGTTAATCAGGATGAGCTCGCCCTTGTCGATTGCTTCGTCCATGTTGTCAATCTCTGCGATTGAGTCCACTTCGTCAAGCACGAAATATGTCGCACTTCTATCGAGAGCGATGCCTGCGAAAATACCAGCAAGTCTTGCGGTGTATTCTGCGGTTGTATAAATCTTTTCGCCGACCACGATGTTTGTGGTCGTGAAGTTTATAATACCGCAGTTGTCCGATGCACTATTCGGAAGAACTGCCTTGTAGGATTTTTTCTTCTGATTACGCATCTTGTCAATCCAATCTGCGATGGTGGTTGCATCGCCTGCTTCTACCTCGGGCATTGCAAGGTAATTGAAGCGTGTTGATACGAGTCTGCCGAGTGCGGCTGCGAGGGTGTAGGTTGTGTCCTCTGCGCTTACACCGACTCTCTCGCAGATAACAACGGAAGGCTTGCCAAGGAACGCCTTCTTGATGTAGTCGATGTTCTCGGGTTTCCAGTTGGCTTCCGAGATGTTGTCATCGTACTGGCTCTTGTAGGTCTGTCTTGTGAAGCCGACATTTGTGTCGTCTTTCAAAAGAAGAACTACGATGCCACGGCTGCTACGCTGAATGAGGGTAGAAGCCTTGCGTTTAAGTTCGATTATAATTTGGGGTAATCCCATATCACTTACCTCCTTGTTTGATGATGTTGAGTTCGAGTTCTGCATCGCCCATGAGCGTGTCGTCATCGGTGTATGCATCCTCGTTATAAATTCTTGTTACCGATATTGCGAACTCCGAATATAGAGTTGTGTCGTCATCGGTCGTGTGCTGAATTTCTTCGGGTGGTTTTATCTTCCTGTCCCCGATGGGGATTGGTGTCGCAAACCACGAGTCTATTTTTTCGGCGGTCTGCAGGCATTCTTCCTCGGTTTCGACTGACGGCTCGTAGTGAATTTCTACTCGCATTCCGACTTCTTCATAAACGGGGGATATTCGTGTTCGGGTTATCGGTATAACCTCAACAAAAAAGGCAGGCTTGTCGTAGCCTTCATCGGTTTCGTTTGAGTAAACTCTGCCGCCGTTGGCTATGATTCTGTTGTTGATTGCGGTTTTGATTTCCGTAATTTTCACAGTTCTACCTCCTTTGTGATTTCTTCGAGCATCTTTTCGGCTGATTTGAAAAATCCGCTTTGAAGTTCTCGCATTGTGCTTTTCAGCATTTCTTTTCCCTTAACTCTGCCGCCGCTCGTGATACCTCTTGCTTTTCTCTGCACGGTATTGAGGGTTCGTCCGCCTACCCGAGTTTTTCCGCCACGGACTATTTCGTGTCCATCTTCTACGAGGTGTCCATGCGGTGCTTGGGTCTGAATTCTTACAACTCTGACCGCTCCGTTCGCTCCGTATCGTTTGACCTTTTTCAACCTCCAGCTGCCTTTCAGTTTCTTGGTCTTTCCGACAGGGGTTTTGGATTTGACACGGTTGGTCGCTGTGCGACCTTGTGCCATAAGCAACGCATCGACTTTGTCCTCGTATTTTTCACTCAAACGATTAAATGCTTTTTCCAGTTCTTCAAGACCGAATATGTCGAGTCCATCTCCACCTTTTGGCTGACGAGCCATTATCGTTGCACCTCTGAACAGACGATGGTCAGTTCCTTGTGCCTTTCTTCAATATCGAGTATGGACTCTATCTGCAGTTTTTTCCCGTGATGGATTATAAACATATCGTGAGTGATACCGGGGAGAAACCTCATCCTGACATTGTATGTGGTTTCGGCTCGGATTTTTTGCATTTCTTCATATTCACGCCCTGTGGTCGGCTTAACCTCTGCCCAGTAGGCGTATTCGCCTTGTTCTAATACATGGGCGTAGGCTCTGCCGGTCCTGTCTTTCACGACTTCGGCATTGCCCTCTCCTTGCGTTCTCCAATAAACAACGCCCTGCTCATCGTTGTCCTCGTAAACCACAAGAAGTTTCAAGCCGGGATGGTAAACCTCAAAGGCTGGGACTTCCTCATTCATTGAATTGCGGACGGTCCCTTTGCGTTTCATCAGTACGACTCTGTGTCGCATTTGTCCGAATTTCATTTTTACCACCTCGGTTCTCGAAGGGGGCGGAGCAGATTATAGACGGTTCTCGGGAGTTCCTTGTTGGTGTCCGTTTCTCTGTTTTCGTAGAAATGACCGACAAGAAGGAGCATCGCCTGCCGTACTCTTTCAGGGCAGTTCGAGATGTCTATTTGCTTTCGCATGAAACTCTCGCACATTTCCCTTGCGGTTATGATAAGGGACTCGATGTATTTATCTTCGTCCGTGTACTCAACACGCAAGAAGTCCTTTGCTTCTTTTAATGAGATAGGTTGCTCCGTCATTTCTGCTCACTCCTTTCGCTTATTCAGTATATCTTGGGCGTTCGTATAATGCGGTAATTGAACCGCAGATGTCGCACTCTTTGCCTGCATCGGAAACCTTAAGCACAACGGAGTTGCACTTTGTTCCTGTAAGCATATCGGCTGTTACGGTTACGACATATGTCTTGCCTGATTTCTTTCCGCCGATGTTGATTGTCGCTTCTTTGGTTACGCTCGGTGCAGCCTTGCCGACTTCACGGATGCAGAATGAAACCGCATCCTTTTCGCCGTCAGCATTTGCTCCGATGACTGTAACCTTTGCTTTCGCTTCCGCCTTTGAAGTGGAAGTCGAAATCACAAACGATACCGCTTGGTAATTTACAAGAGACGCTTTTTCGCTCTTAATCTCCGAAGCGAAAATGACACCGGGTTCGGAAACAATCTCGATTTTTGGCATTATTGCTTTCATCGTATGTTACCTCCCTTTATGCGATTAACCTCTTGCTGCAAGTGTAACGAATGGAGACTGCTTCTGCGCACCCTTGTAAGGTGTCTTTGATTCGTTCCATGCAGGCTGACCGTCTGCTCTGTAAATAAATCTGAATGCAGTTTCGTCATATACAAAGCGTACATGGATGGACTGCTGTGCGCTTACGCCAGTCTTGTCTGTCAAGATGTACTGGCTTAAGTCTGCGAGAATGATGTCGCCCTTTGCACCAGCTGCGTTTGCCTGCTCGATGAAGTTTACAGGCTTGCCGAGAAGTGTGCCGTAAGGTGCGCCAGCGATGCTTCCTGCAGGAAGGTAGATAGGTGTGTCGCCAATCTTCAATGTTACAAGAGCCGGAAGAAGTTCACGGTTGATGTACCATTCTGCGTTGCCCTGCTTGTCGTAGCAAGCCGCAAGCATTTTTACGATGTTTTCTGCTACGAGTACATCGGTCTGGTCTGTTTCCTTTGCAACTGTAACGAGTGCAGGAGAATTCAAAATACCAAGAGGTTCGCCTGTACCGCTACCGTTGATGATTGCATCGTCAAGTTTGAAACCGAACTCGTCTGCAAACGCTGTAGAAATTACATCTGCAAGCGCAGGCACATCCTGAAGAAGTTCGTCTGTTGCGTAGCAAAGACCAGTCAACTTCTTAAGAGTGAGAACGATCTGCTTGAATGAAGGCTTGCTTGCAGCGATTTCGTTTGCTTCGCTGTCCCAGTAAGCCTGAACGCCACCCCATCTGCTACCATCTACACGGCTGTTTTCGTTGATGCCGTTGATGTTGAGAGTGTTGGAAGCTGCGCCCATCTTGATTTTTCTAACCTTTGAAGTAAGAACGCCTGTCTTGTATGCGTTGTTCAAAAGTTCAGTTACGAAGTCCTCCTGAACGAGGAAGCCACCATCGGATGCTGTGCTTGCATTCGCACCGCTTGCTTCGTTGCGAAGTCTTTCGTCAATAGTTCTTACACCGGGAGCGGCTGCATCGTGAACTGCAGAAAGGAAAGCACCAAAAGTCTTGAACTTGGTCTTATCCTCGGGTTCGCCACTATCTCTGATGGGTTCGCCTTCAGGCACGCCTTCGCCGTCATCCATCAAGGATGTAAGAGTTTCGATGTTTGTTTCTACTGCTTTGATTTCGTTGCTGATTCTATCGAATTCAGCCTGTTCGTCTGCAGTCATTGCTCTGTTTTCTGCGATGGCTGCATCTGTGATTTTGAATGCCTGTGCTTTCAGGTCATTCTTCTTGCCAATTAAGGCGAGTAAACGCTTTTTCATTGTCGTTGTCCTCCTAAAATAAAAGATTTTTTTTGATGTTTGCCGTTGCTACGGCGTTGGTTGTGTCCTCGGGCGGTTTGGGTTCTGCCGGAGGTTCGGGTGTAGGCTCGGGGTCTGTGTGAGCTGCCTGCGGTGTAGGTGCTTCCTTCAGTTTTTCACGGAAGGCGTTGATTTTATCCTTGGGGATAAGACCAGCACCGAAGCTGTTCGTTACGATGACTGGGGCGGCGTTAAGTGTTCCGCCTTCATCTCCGATAATCTCATCTACAAATCCCTTGTCTTTTGCATCCTGTGCTGTGAGCCATGACTCCTTATCCATAAGGGATAGGATTTCTGACTCTCCGAGTCCTGTCTTTAATCGGTAGATGTTTGCCACCGCTTTGTTAAAGTTTTTCAGGACTTTGGATTCTTGGTCCATAGCGTGATAGTCGCCACGAGCCTGCCCTGATGTGTTATGGATCATAAACACGGCACTCGGGAGGATGCGTACCTTTGTTGCCGCAAGAGCAATATAAGAAGCTGCACTCGCTGCCCATCCGACAATGTCTGCCGTGATGTCCCTGTTCGGGTGCGTTGCGACTGCGTAGTAGATTTCATTGGCTGCGATAACATCTCCGCCGGGCGAACTGATTTCGAGAGTGATTGGTTCTTCGCTCGGTGCGTTCTCTAACGCTTCCGCAACTTCACCGGGGGATGTGGTGTCGTATCCGAAGTAATCATAAATCCACTTATCTTCGTTGGCTACTATCATACCTTTGATTGCGATTTTCATTTGTTGTCACCTCCTTCCGAGTGAGATGTGGACATCAACGCTCCGTTCACGAGGTAATCATCGCCACCCTGTTCTGCAGGGATAGGATTCATATCTTCTTTTTCACGGATGTCGTTTGCAGAATACCAGCCGTTCTGTCGTCCGGTTGCGTATCCCTGCATTCGTGTATTAAAATCTCCACGGAGAAGTCCATCAACATTAAATCTTGGGTAGTACCCTTGTGCGAGTTCGATGTCGTTCAATAGTTGGGTTTGGATGGCTTGCTCCCATCGAACTATCCAAGGTCGCAAGGTGTAAATGACATAGTCGAGGCTCTGTTGCTCGATGTTTGAGAATGTCGCTTTTTCGAGGTCGCCGACCATGTGCGGTGGCACTCTGTAAATTCTGCAGATTTCGTTCATCTCAAACTTTCGGGTTTCGATGAACTGTGCATCCGCAGGCGGTATTCCGATTTCGTGATATTTCATTCCTTCTTCAAGGACTGCGACTCTGTGAGAGTTCGCTGCTCCCTTGTAGACCTCGTTCCAACTTTCACGAATTCTCTCGGGGTTCTCCAAGTGTCCGGGGTGTTCAAGCACTCCGCCCGGTCTTGCTCCGTTCTCGAAAAACTTCGAGCCGTAAACCTGTGCCGACTTTGCGGTCTGTAATGATTTTCTTGCGAGTCCAATCGGGGAGAGTCCTGTCAATCCGTCAAAACTCAAACCGGGGATGTGAAGCACATCTTTTCGGGTAAGTTTCACGGTGTTGCCTTTTCTTGGTGCATAGTAATATTCGATTTCGTCCGTTACGGTATTTCTCTGTGTCTGCATTCGTTCTGAAAGCAGGGGCCACAACGAGTGAATATTTCCGGCTTTGTCATAAACCTTTTGAATGTAGCAATTTCCCCACAGGAGGAGGTTTGTCATTCCGACCTCTCGGAGCGTGAAGCTGCTCATCTCGTGGTTCGGCTTTATATACAACAAATCATACAGAGGGTGCAAGGTTGCCTTTTCTCTGTATTTTCCTTCTTGCCTGTATAAATGAAGCGGAAGCGATGCGAAATCCTCGGATAGAACTCTGACACAGGAATACACCGCACTTATGTTCATTGCGGAGCGTTCTGTGATGATTGTTGAGTCATCGCTCATTAAGGCGAGGTCGTCTTTTCCCAGTACGAAGTCCTTATGTCGCTGTTCCTCGGGCGATAGTTTTTCTTCTGCTATGTTTCCCAGTAAGAAGTTCATAAACTTTCCCATATTCTCTCACCTCCTTATCCTAAATGACTAAAATTCCACGGTCTTTGTAGACACTTGGCTTTTTGTTTTTATTGATAACGGCTCGACCGAATGCCATTATAGCTGCGACCGCTCCGTCTATCTTTTCTGTGGATTTTTCCTTGTCAGGCTTTTCGTTGCCTGCTGGGTCTTTCTTGATTACAACATTATCGAAATTCCAACGAAGCACGGGGTTGTTGCCGTGTGCTATCTTTTTCTGCAGGACTGTTGTCAGGATCTCTTTTGTCGGTGGCGACATATCTTTGTAGCCTTGCCCGAACGGTATCATGTTCAGTCCGTCATCCTGAAGGTTCAGGATTATCTCGGTTGCGTTGTATCGGTCGTATGCGATTTCCTTTATCACGAACTGCGATGCAATCTCTTTGATGTGGTGTTCAATGAAGCGGTAATCTACGATGTTGCCCTCTGTGGTTTTTATGTAGCCTTGCTTTTCCCACTTGTCATACATTACATGGTCCCTGCGGACTCTCTCTCTCATGTTTTCCTCGGGTATCCAATAATAGCAGAGGAAGATGTATTCCTCATCTTCGTCCCTTGGTGGGAAGCATAGCACGAATGCCGTCAAGTCCATAGTGGACGAAAGGTCAAGACCTGCGTAGCACTCTCTGCCTTTCAATGATGCGATGTCTATCGGTGCATCGCATTCGTCCCATTTCGCCATCGGCATCCAGCGGAGGCTTTGCTTTACCCATTGGTTGAGTCGGAGCTGCCTGAAGTTGTTTTCCTCGGACGGGTTGTCCTTTGCATCCTCGCAAGCCTTGCGGACTTTCTCGATATCGATTGTGATTCCAAGCGATGGGTTCGCTTCGTACCACACCTTTTCGTCTGTCCAGTCTGCATCGTCTTTCGCTCCGTATATAACGGGGTAGAAGTGCTTGTTTTCTTTTCGCCCTTCCAAAATGTCAACGGCTTTTTGGTGTACTTCGTAGCAGATGGAGTTTCGGTCAGTTCCGGCGGTGGTCATTACGAACCATAGCGGTTGTCGTCTTGCATCGCCTGCACCTGATGTCATAACATCCCACAGTTCTCGTGTCGGCTGGGTGTGTAATTCATCAAATACGCATCCGCTTACATTGAGTCCGTGCTTGCTCGGTACATCGCTCGATAGAACTTGGTATTTGCTTTGTAATGGCTGATAAATCATCAGCTTTTTGGAAATGACAGGCTTGATTCTCTTTTTGAGGTATGGGCATTGGTCTACCATGTCCATTGCCACATCAAAAATGATAGAAGCCTGTTGTTTGTCTGCGGCGCATCCGTAAACTTCGCCACGCTGTTCGTCATCCCCACAAGTGAGAAGGAGGGCGATGGCTGCTCCGAGTTCGGACTTGCCTTGCTTTTTCGGGATTTCGACATACGCCATGTCGTATTGTCGGTAGCCTGTGTTCGGGTTTACGGTCCCGAAAACATCACGGACGATTTTCTCTTGCCATTCCAAGAGGTCGAAAGGTTGACCGTAAAACTCGCCCTTTGTGTGTTTGAGTGCATTGATAAATCCCACCGCAAAGTCAGCCTTGTTGTCGTCAATCCACAGACCGCTTTTTGTTTTGCGATATCCCATTGCACTCACTCCCTTCGCTACGCTCCGGGTGTGAAGTCGTCTAATTCGTTATATGGAGTGGTCGTTCCGCCACGCTCCAAGAATACTTGACCTTCATTTCCGAATGTCTGAATATATCGCATTACGATTACATCGCAAAACCTCGGATCGAGTTCCATGAGGTAGGCGGTTCTCTGTAATTGCTCGGCTGCCACGAGGGTTGAGCCTGAACCACCGAATAAATCTATAACGCTTTCGCCACGCCTGCTACTGTTTTGTACGCATCGTGCTACGAGTCGTATCGGCTTCATGGTAGGATGGTCTGCGTTTCGGCTCGGCTTGTTCTCTCTTATAACCGTTGTCGGATGCTCGTTGTTGCTTGCTTCGTCAATGAGTTTCTTTATGGTGTCCACGAGTTGAGCCTTTGACATTTTCTTAAGGTCTGCGGTCTTTAGTTCTTCTATGACTGTACTGTTGGAGCGGTCAGTCGTGAAGTAGTGAGCTGCTCCGTCTTTCCATCCGTAGAGGATTGGTTCGTGTTGCCATTGGTAGTCCTGTCGTCCGAGGACGAAGGAGTTTTTCACCCATATCAGGCATTGCTTCAGGATGAGCCTTGCGGTCTTGACCGCCTTTCGGAAGTTCAAGCCTTCGCTGTCTGCGTGGCAAATGTAAAACGCCCCACCGGGTTTGAGTGCGTATTCTATCATGTCGAAGGCTGCAATCAAAAACTTCAAGAAGTCGTTGTCAGCCATATTGTCGTTTTGGATTTTGCCTGCCGTTCCCTCGTAGTTGACATTGTACGGTGGGTCTGTGAAGCAGATGTCCATCTTCTTGCCATCTGTCAATTTGTCGATGTCTGCTTTGACTGTCGAGTCGCCACAGAGTAGGCGGTGTCGTCCGATGCGCCATATATCTCCGGGTTCGGTAAATGGCACGATTATTTTTTCTGCGGTTGCTTCGGCATCGAAGTCATCGCCTTTTAATTCGTCCGGGTTAACCTCTCCGAACATCTCGCCGAGTTCTTCCGCATCGAAGCCTGTCAATGTTACATCGAAGTCGCTCTCATCGAGTTCCTTTAACAATTCCGTCAAGAGTGGCATATCCCATTCGCCTGATATTTTGTTCAGTGCGATGTTGAGTGCCTTTTCCTGTTCGTCTGTCAACTCCACAACGATGCACATTGCTTCGTCATATCCCAAGTCTTGGAGGACTTTGGCTCTTTGATGTCCGCCGACAATGTTGCCGGTCCTTTCGTTCCATATAATTGGCTCGACATATCCAAAGTTGAGAATTGAGTTTTTCAATTTCTCGTATTCCGCATCTCCGGGGCGTAGGTCACGCCTTGGATTGTATGCGGCTTGCTTCAGTTCGGACATCGGTATGTTCTTTGCTGTGCATTGAGGTAGCATACCGTGTTCACTCCTTTATTTGCTTTTCTCTTTATTTCGGAAGAGGGCAGCCATTGCATCTTCATTCGGATTGCCTTTCCTGAAATCGACTTGACTGTTCTCTTTTACGATATCCCATATACTCGCCCATGCGGTGTTTGCCTGTCTTAAGTATTTGAGTCCAATATCAACATATGGGGACTGCATCGGCTGTCCTGTGGTCGGATGTTTTGCGAGAAGGTTTTTGTCGTTCCATTGCTCGCACTCGAGCCATCGGGATTTACAATGTGCGTATTCTGATATGTGGTCAGGGTTTACAAATCCTATGCATCCTGTTCCTTTGAGCCACTCTACTGTTTGAGTGAATATCGCCACGCCTTTTTCGTTTAAGAAGTTCGGCGGTGTGAAGTCTGCATCGTCCTGTCGTATGTTTGGATCAAGGACGGTCAGCGGTCTTTTGCCGGGGTTATCTTCCATGATGTTATCGTAGAGTGCTTTTTTTGGTCTGCCACCAGTTCCCGGCTTTGGTCCTCGCTTTCCCATAGTTCACACCTCCTGTCTGTCACCATTTATTAAAAGGTGTTATATTTGTGTAGTAGTCTTTATAAAAATCCGCAAGTTCCGAGTCAACGATGATTGTGGTTTGTTCCGTTCTCGGGTTGGTGTTGACATTGGCACTACTCTCGATTACGAAATCGAAGCGGTCGCCGTATCCGACCATTACCTTGCTGTGATTCCTAAAAACATAAATTCTGCCGCCGTGCTTTCGTAGGACGGCTTCGAGTTGCTGATATGCTACGCTTTTGTAGAAGATTTCGCCTACCCATACATCCAGCTTCTCTATAAATCCTCGGGTCAGCCAGTCATCGAGTTCTGCGATGTCCGCTTCCGCCATTACCCAAGTGCTAATCATACAATATTTGAGTCGTTGCTGTTTCAAACAAAAACGCAAATACGACAAACTGTCCACATCGCCCTGCGAGATGCAATGGTATTCATCGCCGTCCTCGAAGTGCCAGTCCAATTTGTCATCAAGTGCTTTTTCGCTTGCTACACGATTCAAAAGTTTTCGGTTAAGTTTTCGCTTTTTGACCTCGACCTTTGGTGCTTCATCGTCCTTGGTAGGTTCGGGCGGAGGCTCGGTCGTGCCTGTATTTGTCAGGAATTCTCCGAACATCTCGTCATCAAATTCCAATAGGTCATTATTCATGTGGTCTATCCCCCCTGAAACTTCTGCGAAAATTCACACGAAGGGGGGCTGCGGTCTTGGAGCGATTATCTCGTAGAGATTTTTATACCCCCTACCCAGTGAAGAAAAAAATTATTTATACATATATCCATGTCCGAAGCCACCATCCTCTGTTGATGTCTTGATGTCGTGGCATCTCTTGCACAGCGGTTGCCAGTTCGTTCTGTCCCAGAACAACTTCTTATTTCCTTTGTGCGGTTTGATGTGGTCGACTACTGTAGCTGCGGACACTCTGCCACGCCTTTGGCACTCTGCACACAATGGATGTTTGACAAGATAGGCTTTGCTTTCTCTCTGCCATCTGCTGTCGTATCCTCGCTGGTATGCACTCGGTCTGTCTTGCCTGTGCATCTTCGTATGCTCCAAGCAGTACGGTCCCTCTGATACATTCGGGCATCCGGGATGCCTGCAGGGTGTTAGTGGTTTCCTTGGCATTGTCTTTGCCTGCCTTTCTTCTTGAAATGCCGAGGGTGGTAGAAAGGAGCAAACACCCACCCTCGGCTGGGTTCGGGTTGCAATAGCAACGAAAGCCGACACCTTTTATCCTGAATGATACTTTTCTGTCGCTGGTTGGTATTGCAATCCTCGGGTTGGCTGCCCGACTGGAAGGCTTGATATAATCTTCCATGATAATATTGTACCTCCTTAAAATTGCCCCCACAGTTCATCTTTGTGTAAAGTTACACCTTTTTTAAATAAATAGGTGTAACCTCTGAACGCCCTGTTGCCGTGTGGGTTTCGGGCCTTTTCAGGAAGGTTACACCTTTTGAAAAATATAAACCTTATATGTATTGTTTCTCTTTTCT